ACTATTGCAGAGGGCCGTTTTGAAGATACTAATAAAATGTTTGAGCGTCCAGCAGATTTTGATGTATCATTTATCAGCCACAATTTAAATGCAGAACAAAAAGCATCTCATATTATTGAAAAGTTTGGAATACACGACTGGTCTGCACCCACAACACTTATGCTTGGTAGATATCAGCCATGGCATGAAGGCCACCATGCTCTCTACAAAGAAGCGGTTAAGAGAACAGATCAGGTACTACTTGGAGTACGTAATACATACAATACAAGCGAGAAAGATCCACTTAAGTTTGATCAGGTAAAAGAATATATTGCCAAAGATGAATTTATGGATGGGGCATTAGTGCTAAGACTTCCTAACATTACTAACATAGTATATGGTCGTGATGTAGGATACAAAATTGAGCAAGTAGATTTGGGGGCAGACATTCATGCTATTAGCGCTACGCAAAAACGTAAAGAGATGGGTCTCTAAAATAAAAGAAGTTTTGTCATGGCTGGCTTTAGGAGCAGGGCAATGAAAGTAACTAAACAAAGATCAGCACTAAAAGCAATCACTTGGCGTATCATTGGAACGGCAGATACCTTTGTGTTATCATATTTTATAACACACAAAGCAATTACTGCTGCATCAATTGCTGGATTTGAAGTATTAACAAAAACAATTCTTTATTACTTTCATGAGCGTGGTTGGAATAAAATTAATTGGGGTAGAAAATAATGTATACAGATCAAATGAGAAGAGCATTCCGCTCTATTAATCCACCTAAAAACTTTAGTGTAACGCTAGTAGATAATGATAATTTTATTACTGTCAAAGCAAGTGAATCAGATTTTATGAGGTTAACAGTTGAAGATCGCCTTGCTGCAGTAGAGTATATGATTCGTGTTAAAAATGCTCTTGAGTATAATGGTGCAATAGTTTTACTTGTAAGAGAAGGTGGAAAAAATATACATGCTTAACTATATTGTTTTTGCTATTTTTATTTCTGTTTTTATTTTTACACTATTAAAATCTTTTCAACTTTATATTAAATTAGATAATTTACAAACAAAACTTCTTCAAGCACATATAGATAAAAATATAATTTTAGAAAAAACAAAAATTGAAAATACTGATTCTTTTTTAAGGTTTGTTGAACAATCAAGACAGGATGCTTTTAAATATATTGAAGAGGTTCAAAAAAGTTTAACAAAGTTTATATCTGATATTGAACCAGAAATAAATCATTTTAAAGAATATTCAGATCTTATGTCAATGGCTCCAAACTACTATTCCATGAAAAAAATTACTAGTGCCTATGAAGAATTAAGAAAATTACTACCAGAAGAATATGGTAAAATAGATACATGATTAAAGAACCTTCAAAAAAAGATACAATATATCTTAAAAATGTTGAAAAAATAGGAAACTCTATAGAAAACATAATATACATAGAAAATGTACTGTCTATAGAAGAGCACCAAAGACTTCTAGATTACACAAAAAGTCGTGACTCCTGGGTGAGACAACCTTGGGATGCTCAAACAATTCAAACAGATGAATTTGACTCAAATACCTTTCTTGCTTTGCAAAAAGTTTTTACACTTGTTCATAATAAAACTACAAGTTTTTATGATGTAGATATTGATTTTTTTAAAATAGGTGGAATTCCATTAATTAAATTTGAAAGTGGTTTTCGGTTAGATCCTCATGTAGATACGTTGTCAAATGAATTAAACCATATTGCATCAATATATTATATTAATGACGATTATGAAGGCGGAGAGATAAATTTTACAAATCATAAATTAAATATTAAGCCAAAGGCTAACAGTTTAATAATTTTTCCTGGTAATGAAAACTATCCACATGAGGTTGCTGAAGTTTTAGTTGGAAATCGATATACATCATCTGTATGGTTTCAGTTTACTGGCTCTACTTTTAATAAAAAGAAAGAATGGTATAATTAATAAATGACAAAGTATAATTTAGGAAACTCTATAGAAAATATAAAGGTTACAGAAAATATACTATCTATACAAGAACACACAAATCTTCTTGAATATGCAAAAAGTATTGAATCTTGGAAGATTCAGCCATGGGGTGTTAAATTTTTTCAATCACCAAATATGCCAAATGAAATTGTTGATAGTTTAGAAAAAGTTTTTAGAATTGCTCATAATCAATGCATAAGTTTTTATAATGTAAAACTTCACACCTTTAAAAGAGAAGAAGTACATTTAATTAAATTTGAAAAAAACTACAAAATGAATGAACATGCAGATACAACAGGTGATATTGCAGCAATATACTATATCAATGACGACTATGGTGGAGGAGAAATAAACTTTATGGATCATAAAGTAGCAATTAAACCAAAAGCCAATAGTTTAATTACATTTCCAAGCAATGAAGATTATTGGCATGAAGTTCTTGAAAATACTGAAAATGAACGATACTCCTCTACGCTATGGTTTAAGTTTGAAGGCACTAGCCTACTAAGGCTTCCAAGAGGCTTGATCAGATAAAAGATATAACAGTAAACCAATGAATATAGAGTTTATTCCAAAAAGCAATGATGTATCTCAGATACTTTCTCCACCAAAGCCATCAAAATTTTACATGCCTGATTGGTTTAAAGATATGCCACCCACACTTCCAAGTTTTGATACTGGTAAAATGGATGGAACTGCAAAAAAATGTATGCCATTTTTAGATTCGCTGACTTCTGGATACACACAAGAGTTGATATGCGATGTAAGCATTAAAAATCACGGAACTGATAAACAAACTGGATACGATATTATTTCTTACAAGTATGCAGGAGATATTAGACCATTATCTACAAGACTAGAAAACACAAAATCAAGACATGTATTTCCAAATTTTGAAGGGTATTACGATACAGAGTTTCATTGGGATACACTCTGGGAGCCAAAAACCCCACCAGGATACAGCACATTTTACTATCACCCAGCAAATAGGTTTGATCTACCATTTCAGACAATGAATGGAATAATAGATACAGATAAATGGTTTATGTCTGGTCCACTACCATTTTTAATAAAAAAAGGTTTTGAAGGAATCATTCCTGCTGGAACGCCAATATATCAAATGATTTTTATTAAAAGAGATTCTTGGAACTCATCATCCATGGAATATGATGAATCATTTAATAAGAAAAAAGAATATTCAGTTCGTAAATTTTTTAAAGATGGATACAAAAAACAACATTGGTCAAGGAAGGAATACTCATGAAAGACATAGTACTATCAACACTAACAGGTTTTGGATGCGGAGCAATATTTGCAGCATTCAAATTGCCAGTACCAGCACCACCAGTTTTTGCAGGACTTGCAGGAATTATTGGTATTTGGCTTGGCGCAACAATACTAACAAACATTATATCCTAGGAGGAATAATATGAATGAACAAACAAAAGCACTACTAGCATCATACGGACGCTCAGTTCTTGGTGCAGCACTTGCACTATATATGTCTGGGGTAACAGATCCCAAGACACTTGCATACTCACTATTGGCTGCGATTGCTCCAGTAGCATTGAGAGCACTTAATCCAAATGATACAGCATTTGGTCGTCTTCCAGATGTTGCAGAAGTTGAAGCAGCAGTAAAGAAGACTACAGTAAAGAAGGCACCAGCAAAGCGTGTTGTTAAGAAAACAGCACCAAAAAAGTAAAAATAAATTAAAATAGGCTAGGAGAATAAAACCTCTTAGCCTATTTTTATGTATTAATTATTCTAGTTGCTTGATTAAAGAGTTCATAACAATGAGATAAGTTTTGTTTTTTTATAATTAAATTTATTTCATTATATATTTGTTGATCTTTAGATGTTTTTAAAAAATTTACACTTGGATCATCTTTAACAAAATTTTGAAAATTATTTGTTTTTATTTCTAAGTTTAATTTATTAGCAACTGAATATATAATATCTTTTGTGTTAAATATTAATTTTTTAAAATCAATAACTATGTCAGAATTTTTTAAAATTATACTATAAAAATTTTCATATTCTTTTATTCTAGTATTAATTTTATTTTTAATAAGTAAATCTATATCTTCTTTATATGTTTTTTGTAAATCTTCATAATACGTATACTCCATTGTTATCAATGATGATATAGACTCTAATGGATCCCTAATAATTGTTATTATGTTTTCATAATCAAACAATATGTCTTCTTTATCTCCTTCATGTAAATGAGTGTATGGTAACTTTACAAATGTATTATGTGCAAATGTAGAAACAAAAAATGTTTTTCCAGATCTTGG